AGTATATAGCCACCAGCTACTATATCCAACCCGGAAACATGGATGACTCCGGACGGATCCTGCCAAACGTTACAAACGGCGAAATGATAGAGTACGAAATAAATGCGTATATCCAAAAGATCAGGAGAGAGTATTTGAAGCTAGGACAAGAAAGAACTCAGTTTATGTCATGCAAGGATTTAAAAGAAGAAATAGAGAAATCCCTAGCTCCTGACGCCGAGTTTATAGACTTCGTAGAGTTCGCCCAAAACATAGTAATTCAGACGAAAAAGAAAAAGACAGCCGAATGGTATAGCTCTTCCATTGATACACTATGTTGGTACACAAAAAGAAAGAAGATAGATATTAAGCTAATCACCTCATTTCTGCTAAATAAGATGATCAAAGACTTATATCACTCCGGGCCCGCCGGCATTCCTTTAGAACCGGGCACAATAAGCCATTACCTTAGAGGACTGAGAGCATTGTACAACAAAGCCAAGCTCTATTACAACAATGAGGACTTTGATATTATAAGGATCCCAGGCGATCCGTTCAAAAAGGCTGAGATACCGGAGTACCGGAGGAAACGAAAGAATATAGACATCAACACTCTATTGAAGATTAGGGATTTCCAATCTGACAAGAAACGTACCAATATGGCACGTGATGTCTTTATGATGATGTTCTACATGATGGGAGTCAATATTAACGACCTATATAGTATTTCGTGCGAACGCCACGGAAGACTGGAGTACACGCGATCTAAAACGAATACGGAGAAGAATCACGAACAGATACCGCTTTCCGTCAAGATCGAACCGGAGCTTCGCATCCTACTTGATAAATACACAGAGGGTTATTTCCTCTCCTACTTTCATACCAACTACTGTAGCTTGAATAATTTCATGCGAGCAATCAATAATGGACTGAAAGACATTTGCATGAACTTAGAACTAGACTTCAAAGTCACCACAAACTGGGCCCGCCACAGCTGGGCCAGCTTGGCAAGAAACAAGGCCGGAGTACCGAAGGCAGACATTGACTTCTGCCTCGGTCATGTAAATAACGACTATAAGATGGCCGATATCTACATTGATATAGATTATAGTATTTGTGATAAGGCAAATCGCGCTGTATTGGATTTATTGCAGAAAAAAGAAGAAAAAAAAGACTGAAACGTTTGCAAATACAAAAACTCTCTCTATATTTGCAAACAAAATGGTGTTGAGCCGGATAAAACAATAGTTTTGTCCGGCTTTTATTGCATATATATGCTTCAATAGCTCTTATTACTGAAACTCATCTCATCTTTACGCTATGCACCGCAAAACAATGACGCATGGAAATTACAGTTTCAAAAACAGCTTTATTAGATAAGCTGAAATCAATCGGGCGAATCATACAGCCTAAAAACACATTACCAGCTTATGACAACTTTTTGTTTGTCGTTGATGAATATGGTCTTATTCTAGTGACAGCAGGGGAAGAAGGTGGACGCATCTCTACAAATGTAGATGGCGCTGCCGACTTCATCAATTATTCTTTCATGGCTAACGCCAAGACATTACTCGACGGATTAAAAGAAATCCCCGAACAGCCATTGACTATATCCATCCTTGAAAAGGAATTGATTGTCAAGTATGCCAATGGCAGGTTTTCAATACCACTTGAAAAAGGTGATCAATACCCATCCATGAACACGGATGACACTGCCAGCCCATTTCTTGTTTCAGGTAATGACTTATTATACGGAATAAGGCAAGTCTTGATCTGTAGTGCCAATGATGAGCTCCGTCCGGTATTAAATGGTGTCTATTTTGATATTGGTTTAGATTCAATGTCATTTGTCGCAACAGATGGTACCCGTCTAGCAATGATTGAAAATCCATCCGCTTATACGCGCAAGGAACGGGCGGCCTTTATCCTGCCAAGCAAGTTTGCTAAAATCCTTTCTAATATTGTTCCGGAAGATTGCATGGAAGTAGAAATATCGGTAAATCAGACTAATATTTTATTTGAGTTTGATTCATACCGGTTAGTCTGCCGTATGATTGAAGGCCGGTACCCTAACTATCGTGCCGTTATCCCTCAAAAACAGCCTAATCGTGCAGTATTAAAGAAAGCCGATATAGTCTCAGCTCTAAAGCGTGTATCTGTCTTCTGTGACAGCAACTCATCTCTGGTAGTACTCAAATTCGATTCCAGTTCTCTTAAAATAGCAGCTCATGATTTAGACTTTTCTAAGTCTGCAGAAGAAACGATCAGCCTGCAGTCAGGCTGTGATATTGAAATAGGTTTCAAGAGCAGCTTTTTGATAGAGATGGTAAACAGCATTCCTTCGGAAGATATTGCTATCACCATGAGCGATCCGTCGAAAGCCTCAATCTTTACCCGCTGCGATGAAGAAGTTCGTAGCCTTACTTATCTATTAATGCCTTTATCAATTAATTATTAATATGGAAAAACAAAATTCATTCAAACAGACCATTCAATCTTACTTGGATAATCGGGCAAAGTCTGATGAACTGTTTGCTATTGCCTATAGAAAAGAGAATAAGAATATTGATGAATGTCTCGCCTACATTATGGGCGAGGCTCTCAAAGAAAGTAGCACGATAAGTTCTGGAGTAAAAGGATGCGGGATGGATAATGACATAGTATTCGGAATGGCGGTCCATTACTACGATGAAGATGATATCAAAGTTAATAAGCAAACCAATTATAAGGTATCAGCTGTGAGTGTGAAAAAAGAAGTAGCTACAGAACATCCGGAAACTAAAAAGCCGGCTTCTTCCCCCAATAAGCGTAAAGGGAAGAAAACAGAAATACCTTCCGGACAATTTTTATTATTTGAAGACTTATGAGACCAAGAACGAAATTACAGCTTAAAGTTGCTAATTTAAGTAGCCAGCTGCCTAATATTGAGGGATTGATGATTGATTGGGCAAAGGTCGAATGTTTGGAACATAGAGGATATGCAACCAAATCACGTGTTATCTGCATGGAGTGCGGACAGCGCTTCTCTCCGGAAATTGTAAAGCGTAAACGGGCAATCTGTCCTCATTGTGGGACATCCTTGAAGATAGAACAGTCGAGGAAGCGTATCAATAAACAGACAATGTTTATTGGCAAAGCAGAAATTTGTGAAGAGTTCCAAGTCATCCGTAGTTTTGAATTGGTTGCTTATTACCGGGAAGAAACAGAGCCTCTTTATTATATTCGGGAGATACTGCAACATTGGATAAAAGACGATGGTAACCGGGAAGTAGTAGCTCTTGCCAATAATACGGGATTCAGTGGCTGGTGTGGAGAGCTGGAGATACGGAATAAAGTTGTTGGATCGTATTATTACAATCATAACAATGATATTTACTGCGAACGCTATCATCCGGCCTCCGTCTTTAGACCTAAGTATATTCGAATGGGTATAGATTGTAAATTACGCGGTATGTCATTTCTTACTGCCGCCAATACAATTCCCCATTCTCCCAAGGCTGAAACACTTCTAAAGGCAAGACGTTATGAATTAGTAGATTATTTAGAGGGACACCGTTACAAGATCGATATGTATTGGCCGTCTATAAAAATTTGTCTTCGTAATAAATATCGGATAAAAGATGTTTCGATGTGGTTTGATTATCTGGAACTACTAGATCATTATCATAAAGATCTGCATAACGCTCATTACGTTTGTCCTAAGAATCTAAAAAAAGCCCATGATTTGTATGTGGCGAGAAAGAAACGTGATGATGAAAAAGAACGCAAGGCAAAGGATATGCAACGCCTACTTAAACTTAAAAAGGCTGCTGAAAACTATATAAAAGAAAAATCGAAATTCTTCGATTTGAAGCTATCGGACGGTAAAATAGTTGTGATACCACTAAAAAACCTTGAAGAGTTTCAACAGGAGGGTGAAATTATGCACCATTGCGTTTTTTCGAATGAATATTATAAGAAAAAAGACTCACTCATTCTTTCTGCTCGAATTGGAAAGAAGCATATTGAGACTATAGAGGTCAATTTGAAGACATTCAGTATTGTCCAATCTCGTGGAGCTTGCAACCAAGATACCGAGTATCATGAACGCATTATTGGTCTCGTGAAAAAGAATATGAACTTAATACGTCAGAAACTGACGGCATAGCATACAATGACCTATATAGAATATATAAACCAATTTTGGAAGATGAATCGAAGTGTAGAATTTAGCTCGAACGAAGTGTTTTTGTACTTTTACTTATTGAATGAGTGCAATATTCGGGGTTGGCAGAATCCGTTTGAACATCCCAACAAGACTATCGTCCTCGCAACCGGTATATCAGAAAAGACCGTCATTGAAGTTAGGAACAGATTGCAGCAAAAAGGTTTAATAACTTTCGAATCGGGTAAAAAGAATGCAAAATCGCCAGTTTATTACTTACTTGACGTAAGTAAAACGGTAAGTAAAAAGGTAAGTAAAGAGGTAAGCAAAAGGGTAAGTAAAACGGTTAACATTAAAGATAAGACTAAAGACAATAAGACAATATCTCCCTTACGCGTGGGAGAACTGTTTCCGGCTGATAGTTTTTTCGACAAGTCTTTGGACGATTGTTATACCGAACTTAAATCGAACCGATCATGGGCGGAAACAGTAACAATGAACACTCGTTCTTCTGGAAATCCTGATTTCACGCTAGAAGCCTTTTACGAGTGTTTGAAGCTGTTCTTTATGAAACTGCAAAATGAGGGTGAAACGACAAAATCGCCAAAAGATGCGATGTCGCACTTTGCCCGATGGTTGAAATTTGAACTTAACAACAAAAAAGATGGAAAAAGTAAGAGAACAAATACAAATCCAGAAACAGATGTTGAAGTGCGGACAATCAAGCTATGACCCCATTACATTGAAGAATTCCGCAGCCTTATTCCGTGAGTGTTGTCTATCAGCATGTTCAAAATTCAGTGTTAACGAAAGCAATCGTGAACTGATGAACGAGTTGTTTTTGTATCTTATCAGAGGGTCTAAAAAATTAGATCGCGATAAGGGATTATGGCTATATGGTCCGGTAGGTACTGGCAAATCTACAATATTAAAAATTATACAAACGTATGATAGACGCAGTAATGGGCTAGCCCCAAATGGATATTATCCATCAGGAGGCTTTCCTATAGAATCGGCATCATTTGTGACAAACCAATATTGTCAAAAAGGAATTGATGGAATTTTGAAATATGATGGTTCCAATGGCATGGCTATCGGCCTTGATGAAGTTGGTAGAGAACCAAAAGTTAAGTACTATGGGACAGAAATGGATGTGATACAGTACATACTTCAAATGAGATACGACAACAGAAGAGGTTGTATAACATTCGTAACGACCAATTTACTCCCGGAAGAGATCCATTTAAAATATGGAGAATATATTGCCGATCGAGTTAACGAAATGTTTAATGTTGTGGAAATCGGAGGTAAAAGTCGGAGATAATTGTATCTTTGAGAATTATTATAAAAAAACAAAAAACATGAAAGAAAAAAAACAGCAACAAGAAGATGATAATCAATTTAATATGAACCTTCTTTACGCATCTGAATTAGAAAAAGCAGTATTGGGTACATTAATGACTGACAAAAAGGCTTATGCGTTAATAAGTGATATTCTTTGTCCAGAATCTTTTTATGAACATCGACATCAACTGATATATGCTGCAATTATTGTCCTTGCGGTTAATCAAATGCCGATAGATATTCTAACTGTAAAGGAGCAACTTAGCAAACAAGGTGAATTAGATAAAATTGGAGGAACATCTTATATAATTCACTTGAGCAGCAAAGTAGCATCATCGTCTCAAACGCAGTATCATGCCCGAATCATTGCACAAAAGTATATATCCCGCCAATTACTTGCACTTGCAACAGATATTCGCTTAAAAGTATTCGATGAAACCCAAGATGTAGAAGATTTAATCTCGGAAATCAGAGGAAAGCTAACTGATATATCCTCATTAAATACGGAACATGATTGTATTCAGATTAACCCCGTGATTGATGAAGCCTATAAACTAATTCAGAAGGCAGCTACACGAACTGATGGTTTGAGCGGTTTGGAAAGTGGATTCACTAGATTGGATAAAATGACATCTGGCTGGCAGAATGGTGATTTGATTACTATAGGAGCACGTCCTGCAATGGGAAAAACAGCATTTATTATATCTATGCTAAGAAATATGGCGGTTAACTTCAGGATTCCAGTCGCTTTGTTTTCTCTTGAAATGAATAATGTGCAGTTAGTCAATCGTCTTATCACCAATGTCTGCGAAATTCCGAGTGAAAAAATCAAGAGCGGACAGCTTGCCTGTTATGAGTGGCAACAATTGGATTATAAACTGAAAGATTTGCAGGACGCTCCTCTTTATGTGGATGACTCACCACTTATGAAAATGGATGTTTTGTGCAATAAGGCACATTATTTAGTAGAAGAAAAGGGTGTTAAGTTGATTGCTATTGACTATGTTCAATTGTTATATAATGATGTCAAATATACTGAAAATAGATATTCGGAAATTAATTACTTCACAAGAAGATTAAAATCTTTAGCAAAAGAGTTGAATATTCCTATTATTATTACATCGCAATTAAATCGGGCAATTGAATCTCGTGAGGGAATTGATGCTAAACGTCCACAGTTAATAGATTTACGTGATAGTGGTACATTATGCGATGATTCTGACTTGATTCTTTTTCTACATCGACCAGAATATTATAAAAATTTTCAAGATGATCGAGGAAACGATATGCGAGGTATGGCAGAAATAATCATTGCTAAGCATCGTAACGGTGCAGTAGGTGAAATATTATTGCGATTCAAAGGCGAATTCTGCCGCTTTTCAAATCTAGAGGAAGACATGTGCATTCCCATGCCTGGTGAACCAATCGGCACGATGTTTGGTTCTTCTTCAATTTCTAAAACCAAAGCGCCATCCTCTAAAGAAAATCAAATTAAAGATGAAGGTCCATTGCCTTTTTAAAATAATCGCTGAATTAATTTTCTTTTCAAGATTTTTTCTATCTTTGCAATAGAATGGTGTTGAGCCGGATTTTGAAGAAAAATCCGGCATTTGTTATTTGTAAGTTACTGAAACACTAAAGAATTCTCTTTGCTATGTCATACTTAATTTTAAAAATTAAATTTATGGCAAGTGAAGCAGTAAATAATTACATAACTAAGCGCTACGAGCGCTGGCTTGATTACTCCTTGTATCATTGTGGGCTTGCCGGTATTCCTGATGAAGCAACAGATGTCTTGAATGAGGTCATTTGTTCGCTCCTTCAAAAGAAAAACAGGTTACTGGACAAACTACTTGAAACAAGAAAAAATGGCTATACAGAGCTTGATTTCTTTGTTTTGAAGATGATAAAGCTGAATGCATCCTCTCCTACTTCACAGTATAGGAGTAGATACAAGCCCCTGCCTGCGGATGATAACGTAGATTACACGAGACTGGATATTGAAGATATCCCGGATGAATCAGAAGATAGAAATACTGAAATACTAAATAAACTGCATTTAGTAAGAGATACATTTGAAAGCCTTGATTTAGGTCCAGTAGCAGCTCGTGTTTTTGAGTTTCATTTCTTCCAAGACGGTAATTTTTCCGACTGGGAAGGTCCGGAGACATTGAAACAACTATATGAAATTTATAACGGAGTGCAGGAACTTATTAGAAAGAAAATTAATGGAAGTTCATTGTTCTAATTTGCAATATTATTACTTTTGGTAAAAAAATAACAAAGACATGGCTACAGAAGAAAATATGATTCCAATAGAACCTTATCTTAAGGACTTTAAACAATATCTTGATGCTAATTCAAGATGTATATTATCAGCAAAATTCGGCGATGGGAAAAGCTACTTCATTAGTAGCTTTATAAAAGAATATTCAGATGAATATCTGTTCATTCCAATATATCCTGTAAATTATCAGGTAATGGACAATAAAGATATCTTTGAACTAATAAAAAGAGATATATTGATTAGGCTACTATCGAATAAAGATATCAACATTAATGAAATAGAGTTAAGTAATGCATCGTTAATTTATTCTTATTTTATGAATAAATCAGAAGACGCAATTTTAGATGTTATAGACTTGATACCCAAAATCAACGTTTACGGAGTGGATATAAGTATAAGTAGTGTTATCAAAAAAATAAAAAACATAAAAGACAAGTTTGATAAATATAAACAAGAATTCGCTTCAGTTGATAAAACATCCGAGGAATATATCACTAAATTTGATTCATTAAAAGGCTCAATATATGAATTTGATACTATTTCGCAATTGATTTGTGATATAATCCGTGAATATAAAGAGCAGTACCCAAGTAAGCAAGTTGTATTAATCATAGAAGATCTTGATAGAATAGACCCAGGACATACTTTTAGAATCTTAAATATCTTCTCTGCTCATTTTGACAGATATACTACTGGATTAATGGAATTTGAAAAAACATGTGGAGATAACAAGTTTTGCTTAGACAAAATAATCACCGTTTGTGATATTGATAATATTAGAAATATATATTCGCATGTTTATGGAGATAAGACTGATTTCATTGGATACATAAGTAAATTCTCAAATAACCAACACTTCGACTATTCTTTGCGAGAAAATATAAAAGATTATATCATTAATAATTTATTTGATAAAAGAATACAAAAACATTCAGTATTATGTGATAGATTAGCCGCTCTAATTATTATGCATGCAGACGACCTATCCAGACCAAAATACAACTTACGATTGATAAAAGAACGTATAAAAAGCGCAGAATCTCAGATCAGGAATTACAAAATTCCATTAACAAAAGGCTTAAATGGATTAAGTTTATACTCAAAATCAGATTATACTTATTTTTTAGCTTTACTTAAAGCTTTCAAAATTGATTTTTCAAAGTTCATTGTGACTAATGATGAAGAGTTTAGAGAGTGTATGGCATGTCTTGTTGGACCATTTTGGGCTTTGGCTGAAGAAACAAATAAAAATTTGTCTTTCAATTTGAGTAAAGATAATATCATTTGTGTTCATACTTTTAGAAATGGTTATCATAGTGAAGATGTAAGTACGGCTTTCGAATATACGTTAGAAAATAAAATTATTAAAGATATACAAATACGTTTCAATGATTATCATCAAATAGGTATAAAAGTATATGACACAATAGGCTCCGTCACAAATTATCTATTAAAAAATGCTATTATATAACGGTAAGGGGTAGTTTCTTATTACTTTCACTTGCAAACTCAGAAGTAATCTGTATAACGCCAAAAGACGTTAGATTATTGTGATAATATTATAGAGCGAGGTGGGACTAAATCATAGTCTCACTTTTCTTTTTTTCATAGAAATGAGTATTCGGCATTATATTTTAAGCAAAAAGTATCATATGGGACGCAAAAGCGCATATAAAGAAGAATATAATCAGTTAGCCGAGAATTATGCCTTATTAGGGGCAACAGACAAGGAAATGGCTGATTTATTTAGTGTTACCGAGCGCACACTTAATCAATGGAAGAAAGATTATCCGGAATTTCTTCAGTCCCTAAAAAAAGGAAAGAATATTGCGGATGCCAATGTGGCATCCCGTCTTTATAACCGTGCGATTGGCTATGACTGCAAAGCCACCAAATTCGCAACATCAGAGGGAAAGATTACCGATTCGAAAGAATACATAGAACATTATCCTCCTGATACAACAGCGGCAATCTTTTGGTTGAAGAACCGGCAGCCGGAGAAATGGCGTGACAAGAAAGAAGTTGATGCAAATGTGAATCTTGGTGATGAACTAGAAGGATTGAGTGACGAACAGTTACAGGCTATTATTGATGGTAAAGAAGAAAAGTAAAAGAGAAATATTGATTCGTAAGGCGAAAGCTGCTACCATACTCCGCAAACGAATAGCAAAGAAAGACTTTTGGGCATTCTGTTTGTACTATGATCCGAAGTTTTTCTCTAAACGTCTGTTCCTAAAAAAGGTCGTTGAAGCGTTCATGCGTGTGTACAGCTCGTATTCTGCGGGTATAATCTACCGTCTTGCTGTCAGCATGCCACCACGTGCCGGAAAGTCATATATATCTTCTCTTTTCATCGCTTGGATGTATGGACACTTTCCCGAAGAATCTGTAATGCGTAACTGTTGTTCTGACACGTTATACAACAAGCTCTCTTATGATACCCGCGATATTGTCAAATCAAAACGTTATCGTGAGATATTTACTGAGATTCACCTAAAAGGAGATAAACAGAATGTCAAAGGCTGGAATGTAGAAGGCGCTCGACAGGTGTCTTATTTCGGTGGTGGTGTTGGTGGTACTGTCATTGGTTTCGGTGCATCTATGCTCGCCATGACGGACGACTTATACAAGAGCTTGGAAGATGCTCTATCTGATAATAACAATGAAAAGGTTTGGTCTTGGAAGCAAGGTACACACGACTCCCGTATTGAAGGAAGCTGCTGCATGATTGATATTGGTACTCGCTGGTCCTCTAGTGATGTCCTTGGACGTTTAGAAGAAGCCGGCAAGTATAATGAAATCATCCGTATCGCTGCACTAGATGAAAACGATGAAACGTTCTGCGCTGACGTACATACAACAGAGTATTATCGGGAACTACGTTCTGAAACGGATGAAAGTATCTGGATGGCCGAGTATATGCAGGATCCGTTCGAAGCCAAAGGTTTGCTATTCCCAAAATCCGCTCTCATGCGATTTAAGAGTGTTGATATTGCAGGAAAGAAACCTGATGGTGTACTTGGCGCTTGTGATACAGCCGATAAGGGTGATGATGATTTCTGCGCGCCATTTGCAAAGGTGTTCGGCCTGAAATACTTCATCACAGATGTTCTTTTCACAAAGGATCCTGTAGAAGTAACAGAGCCACGCCTGGCACAAATGGTTATTGATACCGAATGCGACCAAATGCGTATTGAATCAAATAATGGTGGACGTATATTCGCTATTCATGTTCGCAAACTGGTAACAGAAGAAAAGAAGACTTGTACAATACAGGCTCGTCCTACAACACAACATAAGCCAACACGTATCATCATGAAAGCTGGCTGGATAAAGAAACATTGCGCTTTTCTTGATGAATCAGAATACTCTAAAGGATCAGACTACGGCCGTTTCATGAAAGCGCTTACCAGTTACAAGCGTGAAGGTGATAACGCTCATGATGATGCACCGGACGGAATGACAATCCTTGCAGAGTTCGCTGAATCACTTGGATTAAAGTTAAAATCGACAACTCGTAAGGTAGGGCGCGGATAATTTGGATTATTAAAAAATTAGTTGTAATTTTGTATTGTATAAAGAGATTGCTAAATAGCTTCTTGTTATTAAGTGGTTTTGGTGTGTTGCCTCCTTGGTGTGGATGTGTAGCGTTGTTAATAACAGCGTTTGATTGGATGAAATCTGTTTATAAATTAATAAAATTAAATGGAGGGCGAATTATGGGAAATATATATCGACTATTTAATGGAGTGTGGAACATGGGAGTGGACTAAAACAGACACACTTTGATAACAAGAAGTGAACCTTATAAGTTAGGAGCATATGTTCCACACCCACCAAAAAAAATTATATCCTATTATATAGCCGGAGATGATCCGGCTTTTTTTATAGCACATACACATGTATTGAGCCTTTTAAAGTAGACCATATCGCACATAATAGCAAATCCTAAGTCAACTATTTTATATTGAAATATGTCTTTATGACCAATAGACAGTAAATCCTCAGATTTGATTCGTTCTCTCATAACTTTTAACAGAAGTGACAATCGTTGTGAAACATTATTCTTATTAGATAAATCTTCAAGGACATTAATCTCATAAGTTGAAGGTAATGATATTCCATATTGGTGATAGTATAAACCTTTAAAATTTTTAATGTGTACATCAATATAATCTTGAATATTAAAAGTTATATTAAAATCTTGGCTTTTCTTTATCTTAGAATGCAACTTAGGGCTTCTTAATGCTTTCTGCAAAACACTACTAGAGACATCAACTTTCTCATTTATACTCCATATTGCAATCAAATTTCTAAAATCCTCTTCTATTTTAGAGTATTCATTATTACAGGCACTACAGGCTGGAACCGTAACCGGTTCAGTCAAATAATCTTTTGGATAACCTTTGAATAAAGCTCTCATTGGAATATGTTCTCTAGTTTCCTTATCTTTAGTTAATTCACATCCACAGTTATAACAATGTTCCATAAAAATAATCTTTTTGCAAAGATAGTGAAAGCAGGCCTTAATCATGATTCTAGTACAGCAAAAAGTTAGCCAATAATATATTTTAAGAGAAAAATATATGCCATCAATTAGTGAAATTTTAGTTCAAGACGACTTTGGAAGGATTGTTAGTGATCTTTGTGTGGACACCATAGAAAATCGTGAGCCACGGGAATATTTAGAAGAGTATAATGGAAAGCGTAACCGTCGCACTACATCCGTTGGTTTCCGTGAACCTAAGACAGTAGCTGTCTATTCTGAAACAGAAGAAGAATTGAACCCCCAAACGGGTAAAATGGAGCCTAAACGATTAGAGGATAAAACTGTTCCTGTTGCCAAAATAGTGACCAATATCCCAAAGAAGATTGTTCGCACAGCAGCAGCTTTTTTATTTGGCGGAGATATGACCATCACAGCAGATAATACAGATGATGCAAGCTTGGAGGATTTCAAAAAGATATTTGTCCGCAAACTCAAAATGAAGTCAGTACTTATGAGCTTTGCCCGTAAGGTGTTGTCAGAAACAAAAGCTGCTATTGTATTTTACCCTGTAAACAAAGTTGTGGATGGAAAAAAAATCCCGGAACTGAAAGCCAAGATACTCTCTTTGCCAAAGGATGATAACGTTACTTATGAGTTCTATCCACATTTTGACGATGATGATGATATGGATGCTTTCATTCATAAGTTCACAACTAAGATTGATTGCTCTACCTACGAGTGTGTCAAAATATACACCTCAGACAAAGTTATCACAGCTATAAATAAGGGGGGCCAGTGGGAAATCAAATCAGATAAGAACCTATTCGGCAAAATCCCTGTAGTATATGCAGAGGTAGATCAACCGGACTGGGAAGATGTCGCTTTACTCATGGACCATTATGAAATGCGGATCTCTAGAATGTCAGATACTAACGACTACTTCGGCGACCCAATGCTAAAATCCTTCGGTTTGTCGAATCTTCCTTCTAAAGATACAGTAGGGAAAGAATTAAACTTTTCTATGGAAGTTGACCCTGATACCGGCACTGCGTATCATGGTGATGCTGAATACCTATCATGGCAACAGTCCATAGATTCACAAAAGGAAGAGATTAGTAATGAACGCCACGAAATATTCTCTGGTGCATCATGTCCTGATTTGTCGTTTGACAATCTTATTGGCATAGGTGACCTATCAGGCGTCTCCCGTGAGTTTATGACCATTGATGCAAAAATTAAAGCTACGGAACAAATGGAAATCTTCGGACCGGTAGTACAACGATGTGTGGCTATTGTACAAGCAGGCATGGCGAATATATCACATATCAAAAATTCCAATGCTATAATGAATAATTATTTTGAGGTGTCTTTCGGCTCTATTCTCCCGAAGAATTTAGCAGAAGACTTACAGAATCTATCAACAGCCGGAGGTGGGAAACCAATCAATAGCCAGGAAACACTTACCGCACGTTCTCCTTATACTCAGAATGTAAAAGAGGAAATTGAGAAAATGAAACAGGAAGAACAAGCAGCTTCAGTCAATAACAATCCGTTAGGACCGATATATCAATGAAAGGACTAACATTCTACGACAAGCAGCATATACAAAAGATATTGGCTCAGCAAAGCGAAGTGGCCAATATCTTTAATCGATTTATTCTGTCTATTACCCCATTTCTCCAACAATGGGCAAATCGTAGTAGCGATAATGTATGGTTACGTAATCAAGTTGTCGAAAAATGTGTGGATCGGGAGTTGGATAAGTTACAGTCTCTTCTTCTCACGAATCTTACAGCCTTCAACATAGACGCATGGAAGCGCTCTGAAATGAAGAATGAGGATTTTATATCAGAATACGTCAAAGGCATGGCTATTGATTCTGTAAGGAAGCAAGGAATGTTTGCTACAAACAAAGACGCACTCTCTCAACTTAGGAAAGGGTTTGATGCACGCGGCAATAATCTGTCTCCAATGGTGTGGAATCTTGCGGATCAGACAAAAACACAACTCGAGTATTATTTACAGACAGGTCTATCTGTTGGTAGAAGTTCTTCACGGATAAGTCAAGATCTTAGGCAAATCCTAAATGAGCCGGACAAACGATTTCGCCGGGTAAAGGATAAAGAAAGGAAACTTGTTATGTCCCAACCTATGAAGAACTATCACCCAGGACAAGGTATATATCGTAGTTCAAAGATGAACGCATTACGTCTTACAGCTACATCTACCAATATGTCTTATCGTACCGCTGACTATGAACGTTGGAGTAAACAGGATTTTATATTAGGCATCGAGATACACCGCTCTGCAAATAATCGCGGACCATGCAAGATATGTGATGCAATGGTAGGTAAATATCCGAAAACGTTCAAGTTTATAGGTTTTCATCCTTTCTGTATCTGTTTTGCTACTCCGATCACGATGGAACCGGACAACTTTGCTGATTTCCTGCTAAACGATACAGTTCCGCAAGAACAGGTTATAACAGATATTCCCAAAACAGCAAAGGATTTTGTTGACGAGAATAAAAATGGGGTGCAATCCGCTTTTTGGTATAAGGATAACTTTAGCAAAGAAGGAGATTTGCAAAGAGAGAGAACTCCCCAGCCTACTACACCCGAAGTCATAAAAGTATCAAGAACAAAGCGCATCAAGACCGATGCTGAGAAAAATGATATTCAAAAAAGATGGGACGACCGGTTTGTAAGAAACTTCAATCAGAGTAAGATTGAGCAAAAAATCGGCATAAAGAGAGGTGAAGATATGACCTTCGAAGAAGCAAATGAACTGAGAGGAAACATCGGTTATGGAGAAGGAAGAGAATTCAGTGTAAACTGTCAGTCATGCGTAGTTGCTAATGAATTGAGAAGACGTGGATATGATGTAACAGCACTACCTAACCTTAAAAAAGAAGGGAACATTCCTTATGAACTCTCTGGAAAAACTAACTGGGCCTGGATTGATCCGGAAACGATGCAGACACCTGAGAAGAAACAGGCAGGTGGACAATATGTATCTGGACTTGATATTAAAAGCAAGACTCTCACTCAATTGAATAAAGAATTGAACGAGTTAACCAAAGAAGCCGGCAGGTATCACATTGACTTTATGTGGAAAAACGGAAAAGGTGGACATATTATTACTGTTGATAGGTTAGAAAACGGTTCAATCCGTATTTATGATCCACAAATCGGTCGTTTGGGCGATTGGAAAGTTATATCCAAAGATATAAGTCTTAAGTATGGAGTAAATGTATTGCGTGTAGACAATCTATTGGTAAACACAGATATTATCGATAGAATAGTGAGAAAGTTATAAGAATGAACTTGTATAGTCTTTGGGCATAGGAGCCATTCCCATTATATCCGGCGATTGTGTATATGGTGCAAGATGTGCAGCATCATCTTTCACAAGAATAAATTGAGGATATCCAATGCAGCATTCCTTGTCTTCTTTCCGGGATGCTGTATATACCAAGTAGCCTTTCCACTCTCCATAATAGGAAACCTGATCGAATCCATTCTGTAGAGCGAGGATCTTAGCTTTCTCCTTATATTCTTTCTTCTTATCCATATTGCAAATATACTCATTGATTCTGGAATAAAATATAAGGGAAGGAAAAAGTTACTCCCCTTATATTTTAATAGAAAATCGTTATGACAATCATTGATGCTATTAAGAAGGGCTTGAAAGCCGCAGGTGTAAACGAAAAGTACGCCTCTAAGGTTCAGAAACTTTTCAAAATCGAAAAAGAAGAAGATATTGCTACTTATGTTGCCTTATTCAAAGACAATATTCTTCCTGATCTTGAAGATACATCCTCAGTAGAAAAAGCGAAAAAGGACGCTATCGCTGAATATGAGAAGAATAATGGTCTGAAGGACGGTAAGCCAATCAAACCAGTTAAAAAGACCAAGAAAACGACAGAATCAGAAGAGAATGAAGAAAATGAAGAAGATCTCGAAGGTGTTCCCGCCTCTTTGATGAAACTATTCAAGGCTCAACAAAAACAAATATCAGAGTTAGCCAATAGCGTTACCACCTTAACTGGGAATATTACAACATCCAGCAAACAGGCTTCAGCTAAGGTTCTCTTTGATAACGCAAAATTACCAGAAAAGTGGTTCAAGCGTATCGACGTAAATTCTGAAATATCTGTCGAAGATCAGATTAAGGAATTGGCAGAAGAGTATGCTGAAATTCGCCAGTCCGCTGTGACAGATGAAATCGAAAATGGTAACTACACCCCACAATCACAGGTAAAAGACCGTAGTGAAAAAGAGTGGCTGGATATCATGAATAAAGAAGAAGGAGCTGGTGAATCCAGTGGTGTCGCTAGTCTTGGTATTGAGTAATAACTAAATTTTATTGTATCATGTATTTAAAAAAAGAAAAAGAATTTCAGTACCATCCCGCCATCATTAAGATGTTGGAGGATGTTGTCGGCGGTGGCACTATTGCCCGTGCTGATTTGAGAAAGGCCCTGTTTGACGGACAGCCATTAGATGAGTTGCCACCTTACTGCATCGCAGGACGCGATGAAAACGGTGGTTGGCATATCATCAAGACAGCAAAAGTGCTGGAGGCTGTAGAAGCAGCAGGAAAAGTCATCAAAGTAGCTAAAAATCATCTGTTCGCAATTGGTGATTTCGTGACTGCCGGTGGAAAATTTGATGGAGCATCCGATAAAATTACCGCTATCGACAAGAGTAATGCTGCTTATGACTCTATTACGCTGGCGGCTGCCATTGGTGCGATGGCCAAAGATATGGTATTGGTCGCTGTAAAAGCAAAAGCTGATGCCGGTTCTGCCGAGGCTACAGTAGAAACATCTGAGGTGGTGATTACGATGGCTAAAGTTGATCTGACTGTTGCTAATCAATCTTGCGGATTGATGGTAAGAGGTACTATTGAGGAACGAAATATGCCATTCCCTCTTGATGCTGATTTGAAGAAGCTTATGCCTCTCATTCGTTTTGTATAATCTATTAATTCATAAATCATTATGGAAAGAAGCTTAATCAAGCAAATTAACAAGAAAAACATGGCGGCACGTCTCAACTCCCGTCATGTGAAGCCGATGTATTACCCGAATTTCTTTGGTGTGAAGAGAGTTACTTCATTGAAATGGGAAACATTGGTTGGTGAAAAAGGCGCTCCGGTTATCGCTGACGTTATTTCTTTCGATGCATCTGCACCGGAGAAAACGCGTGAAGTGATCGGTAAAATGTCTGGTGATATTCCTAAGACCGCTATTAAGCGCTCGATGACTGAAAGTGAATATCAAGAATACAAGCAGTTACAGCGCGATGCCCAGGGAGATGCCGCTCAATTAGAACTGCTTAACTTAGGGTTTAAGGATACAGATTTCGTTCATAATGGTGTGCGTGGACGTGTGGAATGGGCTTGTATGCAGATGATGTCACGTGGCGGAATCAATTTGTCTTCTTCAAACAACAACGGCATTGTGACTACAGAATTTGTCGGTGTGGGTATGCCTGCTGCCAACAAAAAGGTATCTTCCGTAGATTGGGCTACCGCTACTACTGCTGACGGCCTCCAAGATATTGAAAATGTACTGGCCGATGCAGCTAGGGAAGGTGTGTCTCTTCGCTATATTATTATGCTTACTACCGAGTTCTCTTTGCTGAAAAAGCAGAAAGCAACTATTGATAAGATTAAAGGCTGGATCAATCAAACGTCCAAGGTCGTTATCACAAAGAAAGTGATTAATGAATATCTTGCAGAGCAAGAAAACCCATGCCAGATTATCACAATCAATCCGGCGCTACGTATCGAAGATAAGAACCATAGTCGTACTACTATCTGTCCGTGGGTTCGCAAACGTATCTGTTTCTTAGAGGATTTGCGTGTAGGTGACATCCAACACGGACCAATTGCAGCAGAAGACTCTGAGAGTCTAAGAAAGAAAGCGCTAATGGTGAAAAAGGACTTTACTCTTATCACCAAGTGGTCAACCGAAGAGCCATTCAAAGAATGGACCAAAGGAGAGGCAAACGCATGGCCGGTAGTTAATGATCCGGAAGCGATGTACATTCTGAAAGCAGACGGTAAAGCATGGGCTGCCGATGAAGCTACAGAAGGAACAGACAATATCCCTGCTAAATTCTTGGGTCAGGAAGTTGAGAAAGAAAACTTAGAAGCAGAAGACGAAGAGTAAATAGTTATGGCAACAATCAGAGAAACAATACTAGAATATCCATCTATTGAGGATATGGAAGGCTTCTTGGATAAGGTAGTCTTCATTAAGCGGGGTATCAACCCCGAAGCAGAATGTACTACTGAAAGCATGAAGCAGGTTGGTCTTTGTGTCGCTGATATGTATGCCATGATGGTAAACTCACCGGATTTCAGTGAAAATAAGCTTTCTATCACTCATCCCCGTTCTTTCTATATTCAGACTGCAAAACAGCTGTATATAGAAAACGGGGAGCCGGAGAAAGCTGGTAGAATTGGCAAGCGAATCATTATCAAAGGAAGAGCAGGTAACAGATGGTGAAACGATATCCACATACAGCGATAGTTACTATTGAGGCTAACGGGCGCTTAGTTGATGGTGAATGGATTCCTGGGGAACCAGTTGAAATATCTGTCCCCGGACGCTACGACCCGGTAAGCGATGGAAGAATCGTTCTCAAACGTAATTCGGCTGGTGATGAAGCACAAGTGCATGGCTATTTCTATACCAAAATGCAGCCACCGGCCGGTAGTAAGTTTTTGCGTTTGAAAGTCGAATCAAAGGGTATTGATGTACCTGTTATCTGTTGGGAACTTTATCAATCACATTCAATTATCAACGTATGAGAAACGGTATGACTCCCCTATTCACTTATGATGAATTGGAAAAATGGTTTGATCGCTTTCAAAGTAAAGCAGAAGATAAGATGCTTGTATTCCTGCAGGCAGGAGGTGAAAAGTTTATCGAAGTAGCCCGCCGGAGTGGTTCATATAAAGACCAAACTGGCAATCTTCGAAGCTCTATTGGATATATAATAGCCAAAGACGGCGAAGTGGTTACAGAAAACTTTAAGGAGGGTGACAAAGGGACTGATAAGACAACCGGTAAGTACAAAGGTCGCAGGCTTGCAGAAGAAGTCTCACTATCATATACTGGCGGTTATGTGTTGGTTGGTGTTGCAGGAATGGAGTATGCGGCAGCCGTGGAAGCTAAAGGGTATGAGGTTGTTTCAGGAGCTAATACGCAATGTGAGAAGTATCTAAGAGATACATTGAAGTCAATTTTTAGCAAGATTTGATTATGGATGAATTCGACGCTGTAGATATAGTTTATGATGCTGTGGCCGCTGCGGGCACCGATGTTATGATTTACAAGGATAAGTCGGAAGCCGGCTTTACTAATGAACACATCGTTATCAATCATCTGCAATTGAATGAGCTCGACTTCATCAATAAAGTGCCTGTTAATATCAACATCTTTGTTCCTTGGAGTGATGAAAATGGTATGTTAAAACGTCAACGAATGAAAGAATTAAAGCGTAAGGTAAGGAAATCGCTTGATTTAATCAATAGTAATGACGGTGTATGTAAAGAAGTAACAGTCCTCTGGAGCGTTCCAATGCCGGACCTGAAAGAAGGCTTTGCTTGTACAAATATCAGATTAGAAATTTTAATAGATCAATAATTATGGCAGGAGAAGCTAGACCTATCGCTATGGGCGTAGGTGGAATTAAATTTGGAACAGTCGGTGACGGCGTTCCCGGTGCAGATCTCAAAGATTATCCCCTTCCGACCAAAGGAAGCGTTGCATTTAACTTTGCAGATCCAAAGGAAGTGAAGATTGAAGTAGAAGGTAGTGAAGAACCTTTTTATGTTGAACTGGTGAAAGATACGACAGATTATGTCGAGTTCTCCATCCCTACTCCATCAAATGAGGTTCTTAAAGAACTAGCAGGCGGTGAAGTGGATACAACAGGAGGAAAAAATATCTGGAAAAAGCCTCTTAGTACTCCTTCTATCTCTAAAACGTTCCAGTGTGAAACATTACCTAAAGACGGTAAGAAGGTCGTTTATACCATCGTAAATGGCAAGATCGCCTCAAAGATTTCACAGGCTCCCGGATCAGAGCAAGCAGAGTTGTTGCTTGTTCGTGTATATATGCAAGCTGCTGTTACTGCAGACGGTAAGAGACAGACTGCTTTCATGCGCGAAGTAGTTACTATTGCCGGAGGCGGAGAAGCCCCAGCGAATGCTGCGAATGTCGAAGGCGGAGAAGCTGCTCCAAGTGGTGCGAAAAAATAAATAACGGTTCTGTATAGCTCAGTTGGTTAGAGCGCTACATTGATTATGTAGAGACCGGCGGTTCGATTCCGCCTACAGGAACAAACTATTGAAGAATGGAGCTGAAAGTATTGAAGGTTAGTTGCAAATAACCGGAAGTATTACCCGGAAGTACAACGGGCTAGGCTCCTTGATGAAATTATGAGTATAAAGAATTTATTTCAGCAAGAGTCTGAATCCGTTACGGATCAGGCTGTCAAAATTCCATTCGAATTTACTAACCGGGATTCTATTCCTAAAGGAAAGGACCCCGGCAATTGCATAGTTATAAAGCCTGTCACCGTTCGGACATGGTTTCGGATACGCCCTTTCCTTCTTGAAGTCGAGAAAGAAGATCTTGATAAGATGATTGTGAAGGACGGAGAACTCAATGCAGACTTTCCGGAACTGATGAATAAATACGGAGGATTGCTTTTTGACATCGTCTGCCTCGGGATTCACAATAAGCCTAGTGATCCTCCGGAATGGTTCAAGAACGCTCTCGCAGACAATACGACATGGGAGGATATACGGATCCTGTTTAATGCAATTATATATCGCATAGGGTATCACCCTTTTTGCACCTCTATCACGATGCTTCGGAACGTGAGCCCGCTACGAGAGACGGAGATAATAGCCGCTCAGAAGAATTTGCAAAGTTGGAAGGATGCAACCAAAGCAGATTCCTAGTGATTGTAAAAGAAGCTCTAGGATTAACGTTTAATCAGACGTTGGATAGTAGCTATGGATTGATAGAGACATTACTGCAGGAGTACTCATTTGTAATGAGAGAGCGTAATAAGATTACTGATGAAGACGGTAAAGTTGAAGGTAGAGATTATGAATGGGTAGAACTACCCTCTTTTGATGATCCTAGTAAGACGATCAGGATAAAGAAGTATAACGATATAGCCGGTAAGGTCAAGGGTTAAGGTAATTTGCTGTTGTGTTTATATATTAGGTTAACTGTTTTTTTTATTAAATTGGTTTAGAGTATTGTGGTCCCTTGTATCTGTGAAGATATAGGGGATTTTTTAATATCCCCTTTTTATCTCAGCATCTACGCTATCCATCATCTTTGTTATTTCGACATTATCCCTTTCCAAATTTTGGATAATACGGGATTGGTAAGTGATCATCCCTTCAATTCTTCCTTTTTTGAGTCCGAGGCTTAGGCCTCTTTGAAAAGCTTCCTGTAATTCTTTCTTTCGGAGAACGCTATTCACTCCGTTTTTTCTTTCATTTTCCTTGGTCATGGTGCTAATGAATGTTTGGTTTATATATTATAAGAAAAGGCTATCTTTCCCCTTTTATTCCGACCAAGGAACATAATCTTTACACAACATGTTGGGACTATGTAGCAAAGGGAATTGATAGCCTATCTTTTGATTTGCAGGCTTATCAACTCCCCAACATGTTAATATAAAAATTGTTCCTTGGTCGAAGAACATTGCAAAGATGCTTATTCTTCTCGAAATAGCCAAATTTTAGCTTCTCTTTATATTTTAAGAATAAATGCTATGGGTATTCAAAATAAAGACGGAGCGTTGTATTTCGCTACAGGAATAGATAACTCGGGGTTATATTCAGGACGTCAGGAGGCAATGGGGATCATCAAGGCGATGGCCGGTGAGATCACTTCTTTTGATGTTTTCGGAGGGATTGGTATTAGTGCGGGCATTGCATTTGCCCAGGCCGCCAAAGGTGCATACGACTTTGAAAAGCAGTTCCAGCAAAGTATGAAAGAAGTTGCTACCCTTTCAAGCGGAATAAAGGGCAGTCTAACCGATTATATGAATCAAGTCGTAGAACTGACCCGCGAGGTTCCAGTACTTGCGAATGATGCGGCTAAAGCATTGTATCAGATTGTATCTGCCGGCCATGATGGTGCGGATGGTATGAAGGTTCTGGAAGTATCGGCTAAAGCTGCTATCGGTGGAGTTACCGATACGGCTACGGCAGCAGACGGTATCACTACCCTATTGAATGCCTATAAGCTTGATGTTTCAGAAGCTGAGAAAATATCAGATCAACTATTTACTACCGTCCGGCTGGGTAAGACCTCATTTGGAGAGTTAGGCAAAAGTATTGCGCAAGTTGCGCCTGTTGCTGCCGCCTATGGTGTGGAAGTAGATCAGGTCTTAGCCGCTGTTGCTACCCTAACCAAACAAGGTACGCCTACAGCGCAAGCAATGACTCAAATACGTGCTTCCATTATTGCAGTATCCAAGGTGCTTGGTGATGGCGCATTTGATAACAGGACCTATCAAGAGGCGCTAGCAGAAGTTGCTAGACAGGCAGGAGGCTCGGAAGCAGAACTTCGTAGATTAGTTCCAGAAATCGAGGCGGTCAATGCAGTTCTTGGATTGACAGGAATTAACGTCAAAGAGGCTGCCGGACATTTGGAAGAAATGCAAAATGCCACAGGCGCAGCAGAAGCAGCTTTTAAAGAAATGGCTTCTTCTGCTGATAATCAAATGAAGCTACTGGGGAATAACATAACGGCCACCCTTCGCCCGTTAGGACAGGAAATCTTAAAAGAAATATCTGCCGCAGCACAATCTATGAACGAAGCCTTTAAAGATGGCAGTGTTCAAGAGGCATTGAAAGATATAGGTGCCTTAATAGTCGTCGTTACGACTGCCCTTGCAGGATACAAAGGAAGTATTCTTGCTGTAAGTACTGCCAAACAAGTATATGCAACGGTAACAGCAATTGTAAATCGACAGCGTGCTATTGAGGCGGCCAACCTTGTATTAACCAAAGGTATGTATGCCATTGAGGCTACCATGATTGCTAAAAGTACATCTGCCCGTATTTTATTAACAGGAGCAATAAAAGCTCAAACCATTGCACAGTTGAAAAATGTTGCAGCTATGCTAACTAATCCTTATGTATTAGCAGCTGCTGCATTCGCAGGACTTGGATATGCCATTTACAGATGCGCAACTGCGGAAAACGTCTCAGAGAAGGCTATGAGAAAACATAATGCTGCTATGGAAGCACAAAAGAAACATTTTGATGACTTGAAAAATAAAGCAGAAAGCCTTGTCAATGTTATTAAAGATGAAGCAGCTAGCCAATTTGATAAATTAGATGCATATAAACAACTTCAAGCTATAATGCCCAATGTTTTGAAAAACATTGATTTAGAAAAGCTCAAAACAATGGAACTCAACGATATCCTAAAATTATTCAACAAGGATAAAAATGAGCAATATATCATGGGAGTAAAAGTTAGAGCTGTAATGAAACAAGAGGAACTTGATGCAGCTACAACTGAATGGCAAAAAGCAATAAATGAAGCTGAAGAAAACCAAAAGAATGGTATCGAAGATTCTGGATTAAGTATTAGAATTGGTCGATTAGCTAAAAAAAAGAATGAAGCAGCAGAGTCTGCCCGTCTTGCCAAAGAAGAAGTAGACAAAATAAATGAAATTCAAAGAAAAGCAAAAGAAGAACAAAAGAAAGAAGAAGAGAAAGCCAAAATTCAGAATAAGGCTTTTTGGACGAAGCAGAAAGACGATGCTACAAAAGCACTAGATTCAATCGCTTCGGCACAAAAAAAATTGATGGATGCTGGAAATTTCAAAGGGATTGATGCTACTGTCATTACTGCTTACAAAGAAAATATCAAAAAACTAAAAGAAGCAGAGAAAGAATTAAAAGTTTATGATTCATTTTCCAAACAGGATGATAAGGCACAAAAATTACGTGAAGAACAAGAAAAATATAAACTCCTGTTAGAGAAACAAAAGTTTGAACAGGAACGAATAAAAGAAGATTCAGCAAATGAACTCGAACAACTTGAAATAAACAAACTCAAAGAGAGTAGTGAAAAAGTCCTCAGACAAAGGGAGCTTAATCACAAACTAGAATTGCAGGCTATCGAGCGTGAAGCAGAAGACAAGAAACTAAAAGTGATTGAAGATGCTCGCTCTGCTTTTGAAGCTAATCCGGAAAACAAGAAGAAGACTTTTAATACAAGCGCTTTCATCAATTCTGAGTCAACGAAGAAACTGTTTGCCATGTTCGACAACGTTGCAAAGGAAGCCGCTGCGACTGCTGATACAAAGTACAATCGTGGAGATGATCTATCTGATTTGTTGAATCAGTATCAGGACTATACAGATCAACGGCTTGCGATTGAACGAAAGTTCAACGAAGATATTGCTACTCTTCAAGAACAGCGCAAACAGGCAGAAAAGGACGGAAATACAGAACAGGTAGAACAGATTGATCGTTCCATCACCCAAGCTACGAAAGATAAGGGTATGGAACTTATGAATATGGACTATAATAAGCTGAAAGAATCTCCGGAATACGTTCGTGCCTTTGAGAATTTGAAAGAAACATCTTCTGAAACTCTTAATTCTCTTCTTTCTCAACTAGAGAATGCAAAAGGGACAGCAGCTAAGGTATTATCTCCGGACCAACTTCGTGAATATACCAGCACTATTCAATCAATCATGGATGAACTGGATTCACGTAATCCGTTTCAATCATTATCTGACAAGAAGAAGGAACTGGCAGAAGCGGAGGAAGAACTAGCTAAAGCGCAAATTGAGTTAGAGAATGCCCGGACCCAGGCGGAAGCAGTGAAAGCCGGTGCTATGATTGAGAACGGTGTCAAGTCTTCTAAGTATAATCCCAAGACCGGAAAGATCGATTCAACTAAAGCATATCTAACCGAGGCGCAGGCGTTGGATAAGGTGAAGGAGAAAACGGATAACTACAATGAAGCAAAAGACAAAACGACGAAAGCCAGTGCAAAGGTACAAGCAGCTGAAAGAAAGGTAGCAAGTGTTATCGGAGAACTCGGCGACTCATTAAAAGATCTAGGATCGGCTATTGGCGGACAAGCTGGCGAAATCATTAGTATCATTGGCAATATTGGTACATTCGCCATGACGGCGATGAATGGCGTAGAAACGGCATCCACAACAGCATCAACTGCAATCAAAGCGGTTGAAAAAGCATCTGTCATTCTCGCTATCATTGGTGCAGCTATGCAGATAGCAATGAAGATCTTCGACCTATTCGGCAAAGACGATACAACAGAGAAGTATGAGAAAGCTAAAGAAGCTTATGAATCCTATATCAACATTCTTGATAGAGTGATAGAGAAACAACTGAAATTAGCTGAAACTCTTACCGGAGACAATGCGAATGCTGCTTATAATAAAGCTATTGAACTGATAAGACTACAGAATGAGAATGCACGTGTTTTAGGTAAACAATACTTGAACTCTGGTGCATCCGGCAAGTCACATTCAAAGGGATATACTGAAGTGGAAGATATGTCCATGGAGGGGTGGAAGCAAGCGGCAGATACGCTAGGTATGAGCGTCGATGAATTTAAAGACAAAATGGGCGGACGCATGGCCGGTCTGTTTGATTTGACAGATGAACAACTTGCAAAACTTCAAGAAAATGCTGGGATCTTCTGGTCACAACTTGACTCTGACACTCAAAAATTCGCGGATCAGATAGTGGATGGTGTTACCCAGGTTGCAGAGGTTGTCGAGCAGAAGATCACCGATGCTACTCTCATTGATATAGACGGACTTCGTTCAGACTTTCAGGATCTGCTTACAGATATGGATGCCGATAGTGCTGATTTCGCGGATAACTTTGAAGAATACATGAGAAATGCTATTCTAAACTCAATGCTCAAAGAGGATTATATGAGCCGACTAACAGCTTGGAGAGAGAAGTTTTACAAAGCTATGGATGATGGAGTAACCGAAGAAGAATATAATGCTTTAAAAGCGGAAGGTCAGCAGATTTCTGATGACATGAAAGCCAAACGAGATGCGTTGGCTGAAATGTATGGCTGGAACAAAGATGACGATGAGCGTGAAGCATCAAAGAAAGGTTTTGCCTCCATGTCGCAGGACTCTGCAGATAAACTGGATGGTGCATTTGCTGTTATGACTTCTCACACATATTCAATAAACGAAGGAGTCAAGCAAATACAATTGAGTACAGATAAGATCATTGAGAAGCTTGTATACCTATCCAGCATGGACAAGAATATAGGTGAAATGATGAAACATAGCGATCTTGTCATTACTTACCTGTCAGACATAAGTAGTCATACGGCACGCCTTGAAGCTATTGAAAAGGCTATAGAATCTATCAGAATGGGGATTGACACATTGAACACTAAAGGCATAACATTGAAGCGATGATAGGACAATTTTACTTAGACGGAATAGATGCATATACCAGTTTAGGGATATGCGTTACAAAGGGAAGCTACAATAATCTTGTAGCCTTCCCTGCTATCAAAGAACCGGAAAAAAACGACTGGCCGGAAGAGGATGGACAAGAATTTGACCTTTCTAATATTGCCCTAAATACAAGTGATATAAGCATTGAATTTGCGTATATGGGCAGTATGGGTATTGGCGGACTAATTGATAAGCTCTCGGACCTGAGTTATCATGAATTTCGTTTTCCACTTATTGACAGAACATATACTCTACGTTTGTCTTCTCAAAACAGTTATGTTATCAATGCGGGTCTTGAAATTTCTAAGTTCACTCTTACAAATGACTTTCCCCGTGAAGCCAACGATGAGTATCAAGAACCTATTAACGATAGTGACCTCCCATTTCCAAAGGGCTATGAGCTTGACGGTAAAGATCTAACCGACTATGGTGTAGTAGTATTGAAAGGCAGTACAGCAGAGATACTGAAAACTCCTGCGGTAAAGAAGAATCTGCTGCAAAATTTCAAGTACCAGGACGGAGCCATCTACGACGGGAATGCCGTAAAGTTTCAAACTAAAGATGTAGCTATAAAATGCGCAATGCGAGCTAAGACGATCGAAACATTCTGGCGCAATCGTGATGCTCTACTTCATGACTTGACAAAGCTATATTTAAAGACAGATGATGAAGGATATGAGTATTCCGATGCGGAACGTATATTTTATTGTGATGAGTGGAGTGAAAGCTATCCCTGCTATTATAAGAGCTGTCAGACAAACAGTTTTACTCTGAATAACGGTGTATGGTGGGAATTTACCTTGAAGCTCGTATTTACTAGCTTCCGGATTGGAGAAACAGACTTCCTGCTTGCATCCGAAGCGGGTGAGTTTATTATAACAGAGGACGGAGAATTTTATATTGACTTAAATTGAAGAAGCCATGCCATTAAAAAAGAAAAGAATATCAGAGTTGAACGAAGCCAGCGACATGAAAGGCTTCTACACCATCGGTTACCGAATTGTTAGCGGTGTTAAGACCAGCCTTAAATTCGGGCTAGAGAAGATTCAGACAGCCTTAGATAATATGCTCAAAGCTACGAGCGATGCCAAAACCGCTACTACCGATATGCGGCAATTAGAGGCTACCGTTGAAGGGAATGAATCAACTCGTGAAACTGCTGAGTCTCGTCGTAACGCTTCCGAGCAATCAAGGCAGACAGCTGAAACGGAACGTTCAAGAGAAGAACAAGCCCGTGAAGCTGCTGAATCAGTGCGCATCACTAATGAGAATGCACGTAAGAGCGCCGAAACTGGACGTTCCTCTGCTGAAAGTAATCGTGTAACCGCAGAAGGTAAGCGAGTAACAGCGGAAGGCACTCGCGGATCAAATGAAACGAAGCGTGTAAATGCCGAGACTGCCCGTGTTGAAGCTGAGTCTAAACGCAAAGCTGAGTATGCCGGCATCGTGCAGGAAATGACATCTGCCACAGAAGAAGCTACCGGGCAGATTACTCTTGTCAAGCAATTAACAGATGATGCAAATGCAGCTAAAAGTGCGTCTGTTGAACAGACAGCTCTAGCGAAGAAAGCTACAGACGCGGCTAATACTGCGGCTGGTAGTGTCAATGCTGCAAAAGAAGCTGCTACTACTGCAGCGGCAGGTGCCAATGCTGCTAAAACAGCTTCAGAAGCCCAAACTGCTCTTGCAAAGAAGGCCACTGACGATGCAAATGCAGCTAAAAGTGCATCTGTAACACAGACAGGTTTAGCAAAGAAAGCTACTGATGATGCAAATGCTGCTGCACTGGCTGCTAACAATGCTGTTTCGGGTGTTGACGCTAAAGTGCAGGCAGCGATTGATAAGTTAGTCGCTGGAGCTCCGGACGCTCTTGATACATTGATTGAGTTAGCGAACGCACTTAATAATGATCCGAACTTTGCTGCTACCATGGCAACAGAGTTAGGGAAGAAGCTCAACGTTTCCGATATTGTCAATAACCTGACAAGTGGTGGAACTGGAAAGGTTCTTTCTGCCGAACAAGGGAAGGCTTTGAAAGCTGCTCTGAATGCGCATAATCACGATGCAGTATATGAGAAGATTATTACTAAACTAACTGCCTTCAATAAAAATTTCGGTACGGCTGCCGGAACCGTGTGCGAGGGTAACGATGCCCGCTTAAGTAATGCAAGAACTCCGTTAGCTCACTCACATAAGAAAGCAGATATTAGCGATTTCCCAACTTCAATGCCGGCAAGTGACGTGCCCGCATGGGCAAAGGCTGCCAATAAACCTACCTATACGGCAAGCGAAGTCGGGGCTTCTCCTACTAATCATAACCATGATGCAGATTATCAGCCGCTCGGTGATTATGCCGAAGCATCACATACTCATGATGCTTCTGATATTACTCCTGATTCAACACATAGATTTGTTTCTGACTCTGAAAAAAGCACATGGAATAGCAAGGCTGCAGGGAATCACAATCATTCCGGAGTATATCAACCTGTTGGTAACTATGCTCCTTCATCACATAGCCATACAGCCAGTGATATAACTCCTGATTCAACACATCGGTTTGTGACAGATTCGGAAAAATCCACTTGGAATAGTAAAGCAGCCGGTAACCACAATCATGACTCGGCTTATCAGCCTAAAGGCAGTTATGCTCCTTCATCACACGGTCATACAGCTAGTGAAATAACTTTGGATGCTACTCATCGTTTTGTTACTGATACCGAAAAGAACACATGGAGTGGTAAAGCCGAAGGGAATCATAACCACGATTCGGTTTATCAAGCGAAAGGTAATTATGCAGCAAGTTCGCATACTCATCTTGCAGCAGATATTGAAGAAAGTACGACAAGAAAATTCATGACGACGGATGAAAAAAACATACTAAGTTCTCTCGGAACTACGTATGCAAAAGCAGACTTGTCTAATGCAGCCACTAAATCTTTTGGCTCTTCATCAAGTTATATTAAGTTCAATAATGGTCTATTAATTCAATGGGGGACACGATCAGGCGTTACAGGTTGGACTAACCTGTATCTTCCTATTAGTTTTTATGATATAAACTACACAATTCAAATGACAGGTAACTATGGGAATAAAGCTGAAACAGTAATATATGTCCCAATGCCATTTATAACTAAATATACTTCATATTTCCAGTTCGGAACTCCATATACAACTCTTAATGGAGCTTTTGCTTGGACTACGTGGTCATTTAATTGGTTTGCTATAGGTCGTTGGAAATAAACTAAATTACATATTATGAAATATTGGAAAAATGGATTCTATGACGAGCCGCAAGAAAGCTCGGTAGAAATTACAGAGGAGTATTATCAAGAGTTACTAGCTGGCCAATCTGCCGGATTACTTATCGTTGAAAGCAAAAAAGGATATCCAATATTGGTAGAACCTCAGTATTCACTTGATGATGTAAGGAAAAATAAAGTATCTGAAATACAGATGTTTGACAAGTCTAAAGATGTCAATATATTTATTTTAGATGGAAAGAATATGTGGTTGGATAAAAGTACACGTGTTGGATTATTTAACTCAATTTCAATTGAAAAACAGGCTGGTAAATCAGACACCGTATTGTGGTATGATGCAATAAAGTATATCATTCCGATTCCGGATGCTTTAGCAATGTTGAATGCCTTGGAGTTATATGCATTAAACTGCTACAATGTGACTCAGGAACACATCGCAGCAGTCAGATCGCTACAGTCAATTGAGGAAATCGAAAACTACGATTATAAAGTGGGATATCCAGTAAAACTTAGTTTCTTAGGATAACCTATTCTGAAATCGTAAAATTCAATAGATTCTTTCGTTTCTAACTGATTGATGATATTGATATGCCCTTGTGTGACGTTATAACACGTGAGGGCATACAATTCAAGTTGACATAACATATCAATAGCCTTTTCAATAGGTAGAATAAACAGAGTATCGCCTAACCAGATGTTAGTTTTAGATCGCCCGACCTCCCTTTCAATATTAATAGAGTTCGCAAGACCTACACGGGTACTTTTATTGAACCATCCAAATACTTTGTTTATACTAAATTGATTCACTTCTTCGGATGAATCATACAGTCGTAATTCATCAAGTTTTTGCGCTTTAGCTTCTCTGATAGTGGTTTTACATTCTTGCAAAACAGGAACCCCTGCTTTGCTTTCAACGATAAGTAATCCGGCAGATTGGCCAGCTAGTAACTCTTGATAATACTCCTCTGTAATTTCTACCAAGCCTTCCTGCGGCTCATCGTAGAATCCTTGTTTCCAATATTTCATAATATTTGTTTTTAATTATTTCCACCTCCCTATAGCAAACCAATAAAACGCAGCCGTGTTAGTACCGGCATTAGCTGCTTGCTGATATTTATTATTATATCCAAAATAGCTATTTGAAACAGATGTATAGTTGGCTATCCATGATGAATCATTACCGGTATTTCCATTATTACAAGTCAGATGCAGAGAATAATTAGTGTCATAGAATGAAGTGGAGAAATATATTGTTCCAGAGTAAGATCCACTCGTTTTTTTTCCCCATTGAATCAATAATCCATTTGACAATTTGAGATACCCATTCTGTCCTAAATTTTGATTCTCTAATAAAATAGCATTAGTTCCGAGAGAACTTTGCGCAATAATGACTACAATTATGGTTACTAATTTTCTACTAAAGTGTCTCATATTTATTTCAGTGTTATAATTCTTTTACTTCCAACGACCAATAGCAAACCAATAGAAAGCTATACTAAAACCTCCGGCATCGGAATCAACATTTTGATAAACGGAGTCCATAACAAAATAAGATGCGTATTTATTAAATACATCAAAAGAATATATATAATTACTATGTACTTTCCTAGTCCCAGTCAATAGAACAGTGTAATTACTATCATAAAAGGTAGTATTAAAATACACAGTTTTACCTATTCCAGAAGTACTTGAATATCCCCACTGAATCATTAAGCCGTCGGGGAACTTATAGTACCCATTCTGTCCAAGTGACTTTGTAATAACATTTGAGAAGTCAGCCTTCGCATAATTGGTTCCGAGAGAACTTATTCCAAAAGCCAAGATTTATCCTCACTCCTATCAAACATATTTGAGCTAAAAAATGAATTAAAAATACATACCTGATTATATTTTAGAGTATAATTCTAATCAGATGATATGATAATTTTATATAGTGATAATAAGGAAATAAAGCTCGATGTAAAGGACGAAAGTTACTCTTACGAAGCGATCATGGCGGAAGATACACTTAATTTGTATTTTTCCTATCCGGGATACTTAGAAATACCGGTCGGAACTTGGTGCGACTTTTACGGAAAGCGTTATTCTCTCAAAAAAGATAGTAATTTCAAGAAGAAAGGTGAGCGCAACTTTGAATATACACTTATCCTTGAAACAGCTAAAGCGGATGCTATGATGTGGAAAGTTCGTCACATTGCAGATAACAGCATCAAATTCGCATATACAGCTAAAGCACATGAACACCTACGATTACTCGTCGAGAACCTAAATCGTCGTGATATGGGCTGGAAAGTCGGTGATTGCATAGAGGGAACGGAGAAAGTAATCAATTACAATCACACATATATTCTTGATGCCCTTAATCAACTTGCAGATACGTATGAAACGGAATGGCAGATTACTGGAAAGACGGTTCATCTTCGTAAAGTTGAATATAACAAGAATAATCCTTTGAAGCTGTCTTATGGTAAAGGCCATGGTTTCAAGGTTGGTGTTGGTCGGGAATCCGGAGATATACCGCCCGAAATTGTCCTAGTAGAAACTTCTGATCGAAATATCAACTACTCGACATACGGAGCTAAATATCTGTTACTACCCAAATCTAAGACCCTTCATTATGAAGGTAGAACGTATATAACTGATGCAGACGGAACCTGTGTCATGCGTGCTGACAAGACCTTGGTTACAGGTAAAGAGGATAGTCTAGACTGCACTGCAATCTATCCTTCTCGTGTTGGTACTGTTAGCTCTGTTATCGAGGTTAATAAGGAGAATAACTTCTATGACTTTGTAGATAGCGATATACCTAACGATCTTGATTTTAAGAAATGTCTGATAGCCGGAGAGACCATGACCGTCATCTTCCAAACAGGTATACTGACAGGCAAAGAGTTTGAAGTCAAGTATATCCATGAGCCCATTCTTAAAGAGGATGGAGAAATAGAGAAAGCAGGTAGACGTTTTGAAATAGTTCCACAGGAGATCGACGGTATCACTATGCCGGAACATGATGTTTGGCATCCTAAGACAGGCGATACTTACGCAGTATTTGGCATTCAGTTACCGAACTCATATATCTGTAATGATGAAGAGCAGACAGGTGCGAGCTGGGAAGTATTCAAGGAAGCTGCTAAATATCTCTTTGAGCATGAAGATAAGCAATTCACTTTTACCGGGACCTTGGACGGTATTTGGGCAAAGAAACGTTGGCTAAAGATAGGCGGTAAAATTGTATTAGGCGGTTATGTAAACTTCTCCGATAGCCAATTTCATCCGGAAGGTTCGCTTATTCGTATGATAGGAATCAAGCGTTATGTGAACAATCCCTATTCTCCGGAAATAGAATTATCAAATGATCCAGTTGGTACGTCCGTAACCAGCGAACTAGATAAAATCGAGACAAATGAAGTTGACGTAGATATCAAGTATAAAGATTCTTTGCGATTTACCAAGCGCCGTTTTCGTGATGCAAAGGAAACTATGTCTATGCTTGAAGATGCTTTATTGAACTTCTCCGGATCAATCAACCCCATCACGATACAAACGATGCAGTTACTTGTAGGCGATGAAAGTTTGCAATTCCGTTTTGTTAGATCAAAAGCGGTTCCGGTACAAGTATCGCATAATATCACTTACAACACCAGCACAAAGGTTCTACACTCGCCTGCCGGCATTATCCAACACATGACGCTAGGGATAAAATCAGTATCCTCTGAACATAAACCGGAGGAATACAAATTTTGGGATATGGCTGAATATAATTCTCCGGCGCTTATTGCCCCAGAGAAGAAATATTATCTGTATGCTGTATGCAGCAAGGAGAATCAGACCGGCACATTCCTTCTTAGTGAAACAGCTATCAAAATGGAACAGATAGCAGGATATTATCACCTACTAACCGGCATCCTAAACAGTGAGTATGAAGGTGAGCGCAGCTTCGTTGAGTTGTATGGATTCACAGAAATTCTGCCGGGCCGCGTAACAACAGAACGAATCATCTCACCGGATGGAAAGACGTATTTCGACTTGATAAAAGGAGAAATAGGTGGAAACATTCAAATTAAGGCAGGATCCTCCGGATTAGAAAATTTGGAGGAATGGCTTGAAGTTAGTGATCTGATTGATTCTATTCAGAAGTCTGCAGCTGATGCAAACGATGCTGTTGGAGGTCTGCATGATTATATCGACGGTGCATTTGCTGACGGTATTATTACTGAGGCAGAAGCTAAGGCTATCGAAAAGTACATCAACACTGTAAATAATGCGAAAGCGGCTGTAGAAGCGACATACAATAAACTGTATGTAAATCCTTATCTCTCAGGAACGGCCAAAACCGGGTTGCTCAATGCAAAGGTTACGCTGATGGGAAGCATTGAGAGCCTTATCAAGTCTATCAATGATGCTATTGCGGATGGACAGACAACTGTTGCAGAAAAGAAAGACGTTGATGATAAGTATGTCTTGTTTAATTCTGCGTATGCCGACTTCACCGCCGCCGTAGAAACAGCAAATAAAGCGATACACGATGCCTTGAAAGGTTATTCAGAAGAAGCATTAAGAGAGGCCGCTGCTGCTATGGAAGCAGCCAATGCGGCAGCCAAGAGTGCCAGTGAAGCAAACAATGCAGTATCCAATCTAAATAATTATGTAGATGGTGCATTCGCTGACGGTGTAATATCCGAGGCGGAAGCTAGTGCTATCGAAAAGTACATCAACACTGTAAATAATGCGAAAGCAGCTGTAGAAGCAACATACAACAAACTATATGCAAATACATACTTAACCGGAGTCGCAAAAACAAACCTGCTTAATGCAAAGGTTACGCTGATGGGAAGCATTGAAAGATTGATAAATGCAATAAATACCGCCATTGCAGACAAGCTTACTACTCCAGACGAAAAACAGGCTGTTGATACACAGTTTGCAAGCTTCAACAATGCTTATGCTGACTTTAATACTGCTGTCGAAGAAGCTAATAAGTCCATACAGGACAAGTTAAAGTCTTTCGCCGATGATGCTATGAAAAAAGCACTGGAAGCGTTACAGGATGCGGCGGATGCCGCAAAAGCCGCTGAAAAAGTAAACGGTGATGTTAGTGATTTACATGATTATATCGACGGTGCATTTGCTGACGGTATTATATCAGAAGCAGAAGCTAAAGCTATTGAGAAATATATCAATACAGTCAAGAACACGAAAGCCTCTGTAGAAGCTACATATAATAAGCTGTATGTAAATACATACTTGGTTGGTGTTGCTAAGACTAACCTACTCAATGCTAAAATCTCTCTCTTTGGGGCTATCGACAATCTCCTCGCAGCAATCAACGTTGCTATTGCTGACGGGCAGACCACTATTGCGGAGAAAAAAAACGTTGATGATAAATTCGCTCTCTTTAACTCAACTTTAGCCAGTTTCAATACAGCCGTCGAAGCAGCTAATCAATCAATACAGGATGCGCTCAAACAGTTCGCCGACGATAACAAGGCAGAATTAGATATACTGAGCGATAGAATATCCGCACAAGTAACACGTGTAGATAGCATTACACAACGTATTGATACAGCCGGATGGATTACCACGGCAGACGGTAACAAGATATACGCTTCTAAGGAGCTGGAAAATGGTAATACGCTTATATCTTATATCAACCAGGCGGGCGGAGCAACAACAATCCATTCATCTAAGATCAATCTGGAAGGTGCTGTTACTATTACTGCGCTTCATAGTGATCTGCAGACAGTGATTAATTCTAAAGTAGACAGAGACGGTTTAGGCGGATTGGCTTTTAAAGATGCCGTTGAAGCTGCGCAGCTCGGTAGTACTATTATCATAGGAGGTTATCTTAATACTGACTTGATTAAAGTACGACGAATTGATGCTGAGGTTGGATTTGTTGGTGGATTTACTATTGAAAAAGGACGTCTTATCTGGACACGTTCCGATTATTTTGGTGGGACATCACGTAGCTTAAAATTAGGATCAGGAACATCTAAAGAGGGCGTTGTTAATGTGATCTTCAATCCCGCTACAGACGGGCGCTTTGGAGTAGCAGCAATCGGAGCAAATGCAGGTGGTAGTGCGGCGATATATGGTTCATCAAAGACAAATCCGACTTATCCATCAAACTATATTTATGCAGGTTTCTTCGATGGTAATGTACATGTGATAGGCGACGTTTCCGCCAAAGGATTTTTCCCTCAAGACAACAGCGGGAATTCAGTTTCAGTCGTTTCGGATGCATGGCTTTATGGACTTAAAAATAATCAGTTAGAAGGTATTGCCTCTAAAGACATGAAGATTCACATTATAAAAGGAATGATTGTAGAATGTTCACAATATTAATTTTGAAAGTATAATTATGAAAGTAAATTTAAACCGAAACTTACTCGATCACAAAGGTCAAGAAGCAGTTGAATTAGTCGATGGTAAGGAGAGGAAGAAATCTCTTCGTGATATGATCTCAGAAGCCTTGTATGCTACCGGCATGAATGCTCAACTAGGTATGGATATGGCTAAAAAATTACGTGCTTATAAAATGCTGCAGCAGATTATCAACAATCGAGGTATGCTTGATATTGAAACAGACGATGCTACTCTCCTAAAGGAGATTTGTGCGGAATTTTTCACCGCTGGCGTTTATGGACAGATTTATGACTTAATAGAAAAAGGAGGTAAAGAATGAATATTAAAGCAACTAACAGTACAGCAGTATCAAAGGTTACTGCAGATATCAAGATCAAGTACAGGATGTCAACTCGCGGCACTGAGGCTGTAAAAGATGTCACAGCTGAAATTTCTAATGATGAAACAGTTGTCGGATTCTTTAATATATCGAAAAACGGGGTGACTGGATTTTCTCTACATGAGGATCACGGGCTGACTCCCGAGGAAGTGAAACAGGTATTCCATACTGCTATTGATGATTGTAGCGAGGTATTGAAATGAAGTATTAATATTTTAGATAAATGATTATGGATTATTTCAAAAACTTACTTATTGGATTGATTACCGGCATAGCTGCTTATCTTAATCCTATTTCTGGGGAGATCAAAAGTCTTATTGCTGTATTTGCCCTCAATTTCATTTGTGGGCTGCTTACTGCACTCCTTATCAATCATGAAAGCTTTTCCTTTAAAAAGGCTTGGAGATGTATTGTAGAAGCAACTATTTTCTTTGCCTTGGTTAGCTTCATCTACTTTATTGGTGAACACAAAGGCAATCCGGAAGGTGCACTACAATGTGTCTCATTTATTACGTACAGTGTTTTTTATTTCTACGGGGTAAATATTCTAAGGAATATCAAAGAAATTCTACCCAACACTAGCAATGGCTATAAGGTAGTAGCTTTCCTGCATTATGTGCTGAGCGTTGAGTTTATAAAAAACATTCCCTATTTAACAAACTATCTACAAAAAGGAGGTGCAAAGTGAAAACTATTGATGCTATTATCATCCATTGCTCAGCAACACGTGCCGGGCAGGATTTAACTGCAAAAGATATTGATCGTATGCACCGGGCGC